GCACACTCCCATCGCTTGAGATCGTTAAGTAATAGTTCTTCATGTCCACACTCAGGCATAGGTGCTATAAATGCGTCATCGATTGGATCGTAGGTAAAATTGAGCCCGGCAAAGTTATATCTAACTCTGTGATTATACGAAGTCTTAATCCATGTGCCACCGAGATTATCGATAAGCCATTGATAACCTTCATCGCCTGAGGGATCGTTGTTATCGCCAACGAGTACGCGAATTACTTTATTGTTATCGTCGATCTCTGCCCAATGTGCCATTATGCCGTCCTCTGGAATGTGCCATTAGCATTAAACTTATGATAAGTGAATCCGCCATTAGTATAAGTAGTTCCGCCTGTGGCTGTCATTGTCCCTGTTGTATATCGGACAATTACAATTCCAGATCCGCCTTGACCTACAGTTGAGTCGCCACCAGCTCCACCGCCTGTATTAGCAGTTCCAGATGAATCATAGGTATCAAGACCCGTTACATTCTGACCGCCGCCACCATTACCACCTGCACCAGCTTGTCCACCGCCGCCACCAGCAAACCAATAAGTGCCAGAAATGTTTTGACCAGAAGAAGTTGCAGATCCCCATGCTGAAAAAGCAGAAGATCCATTACCACCAGTTCCGTTTGATCCGCTTAAATCTTGACCAGTTGCACCTGCACCGCCGCCGCCTGTGCCGCCTGTGCCTGTTTGATTACCCCCTCGGAAACCTTGACCACTTGTAGCTGAACCACCTGTGCCGAATCCTACGCGAGAACCACCGCCGCCTGATCCTCCAGTTAAACCATTGGAACCAACACCACCGCCAGCATCGTAGCCACCACCACCGCCTCCTTTGACTAGTGTTAAACCTTGAAATTGTGAATCGATGCCATTGTTTCCAACGAAAGCAGCAGAAGTTTTAGCCGCACCGCCAGCGCCTACGGTTATGTTATATGAACCAATGGCGATTGGTGTAGCCATAAATGAAAGTAAACCACCTGCACCACCGCCACCGCCAAATGATCGACCGCCAGAGCCTCCGCCTGCAATGACTAGGATGTCTGCAGGTGGCTCTGGCTTCTTAATATCTAAAATTGCCGTAACTATGTTGAGCATTACCCAATCGCTCCAACAACGTACCAAGTATCTGTACCAGTCTTTATGCATGCAGCGCTCTTATATTGAGCAAGGGTAGGCTGAGCCAATACTGCACCAGCCGAGAGAATTGTAGTAGTGCCAGATGTCACGGCTGAAATAGTGCAAGTACCTGCACCCTTGTTAAGGATAGTAATTACAGATCCGACTGGAATAGCCGCCGTAGCATTTGTAGGAATCTTGAGAGCAATGGCTGTGGCCTTATTCATAGGCACTAGAACCTGATAGGAATCAGTCACGCCTACTGTGTAGTCTGCCGTCTTATCTGCGACCACGTCGAAGGTGACTAAGCCGTTATAGTCTGCCGCCGTGAAGATGTCGCCTGTAGTCGCTGGAAAGCCTGTAGCCATTGTTTTCTCCTAGTATCCCATTATGGATTGTCCGATTATACCGTAATTTGCAGATCCTATAATGAATCCTTCTACTATAGGCTCAAGTGTTGTAACCGTCACCTTCATACTGTTAGGGGTTATATCCCACGCCAAGCCCTGCACCTGTAAAGTCTTGACGATGGTTGAGCTGTCTGGCTGGACGTTGGTAATCTCGACATTATCAAAGTACTCAAGCCCAATCATCGTATCGGTTGGCACGGCTGGATCGAGTAGATCAACAGTCATGGCATCAATGCGGATCGTAGTCTCTGCGCGAGTAGCGACGTAGATGCTAGCAATATCCTGAACCTGTGCATCTGTCTGAGCAATCAAGTTCTCGACGTTCATGCCATGCGGAAAGTACTTAGCGATCGAGTCTGAGTTATTAGCCGAGACTGTAGCCCCACCTACTCGCTTCATCGTAGCGCTGTTGATAATGAGCTTGTCATCGAAGGCAAAGCGAAGGTCTGAATATGGGATTCCTGTGGTCTGATTGAACTGGATCGGTGCAGCGGCGAGAGATCCCACTACATCGGCACGATCCTTAAACTCTACTTCTCCAGCTGCTAAAACGAAGAAGGCTCCCTGCTCTGTAAATTCTGCTACTTGAATCGCTGAAAGGCTTGTACGGGTAGTAGCTGGATCTGCCTGGACTGTTGTGGATCCTGCATCGATAAAGCGCATGCTAGAAGGAAAGTCTACCTGATCAAGAATCTTGTCAATGCGTGTGCCTGTAGTCTGCCCGGCGGATGTACTGGCTATTGTCGAGACGTTAGCCATAGCGAAAAGACGAAACGCATCCGAGCAGGTGATATCGACATAACCTAATTCTTGTCCCTGTGGGTAGGTGTATTTATAGTCGGTGACATAACCTGAAAATAGAAAAGCCTGAGCCGTTGGAGTAGTAGCTGCTACACGGATCTTACGAAGTGGAGTCAGATATCCAAAATAAGGGCTTGATGGATTCTGTGGGTTGAAGTCGCCATTCTGATCAATTACTCGAACTGTGCAGGTGCCTGCCTCATAAGTATCACGCATGATGTTACGCCCGCGGGTAATTCTGATCTGGCGAGTCTGTGGGCTTAGATCGATAACAGGCTCTGGGACTTCACTCGACGCGAACTGAGACACGCCGATAATGCCGTTAACGGGATCACCGATCGTAAATGGGAATCCGAAGGTAGCACCTTGAGAGAAGTCAAAAGATACCGAAATCGTTGCCGGGAGCGTCATTATGTAAATCTCGCTGTGTTCGCGCCTCGACCGCCGACCGTAGTAAATGATCCTGAAAGATTGTTATTAGTCTGCACTTCTGAGACAGCGTTAGTTACTACTCCGCTGTCAAGATAGACCTCAATGTTGATGGCCTGCTGATCAGCCTTCTGGAATGAATTGACTGCCGCTGCTAATTCCATCTGAGCATCTGAGAAGGTTGAAGTAGGTGCGACAGGCGCGGCTTGTAATTGTGCTACAGATACGCCTAGGGATGAGGCTGTGTAGTTAAGAATGCTCTCTGGGACTTTCCAGTTACGATATGGGTTCGGAGCTTCTGGAGTAGACGCCAGAGCCGCGTTAAGGGCATTCTGGCGCTTGACTGCCTCTGATAATTCCGCCGCTAGTTTATTCGCCTGTGCTTCATTTTTATCGAGCAAGGCTAATTGAAGATTGAGAGATAGGCGATCGGTCTCGCTGATCTTGCCACGAAGGGCGGCAGTCATGCTGATACGATCCAGATCGATAGTCTTAGCGGCCTTGGTGAGGGCGTTAGCCTTCTTCTGTGTGTCTAAGGTTTTCTTCTGTAGGTTAGCGATCTCTTTAGCACGCTTGGCTGCTTCCTTCTCAGCCTTTTCACGAGCGGCTTGATTAGGATCGACATAGCCAGGGCCGAGTGCAGAGCTAGGATAACCACCCATGCCCGGACCAGTAAAGCTGCTAAATGCACCTCCGCCTTGCGTTGAGAGTAATCCAATGGCACCGCCGAAAATCTTAACGAAGTTACTGCCTGTAATTTTGTCAAGGACTCCGACAAGTCCGAAACCAGCCTGCATTGATTTATCAAGGTTACTGACTAAGACTGCCACGTTACGGAAGGCTGTTGCTGTTGCCTCTGCAAAACCATTCATTGCTTCTGTAAGTTCTGTGATGCTGCCTGTATCGGTTGCTAGGATCGAGAAGGCATCTACTAGACCCTTACCGATAGTCTCCTGCGCTTCTCCTGCCGCGGTCTGGATAAGGGTTAACTTACCTGCATAGGTATCAAGGTAAGCCGCGTTAGCACCTGTAAAAGTCTTGTTCAGCTTCTCCTGAACTTCGGCGAATGAAGCCGTCTTAAGTTCTGCTTGAGTAAGTCCTAGTGAGTACTTACGAAGACCTCTAGTCTGTCCGACGTAGGCCATTGATAAATCGTTAACTACTGTCTCATAATCTACGCCAGAACCTCGGCTTACTTCTAAGGCTAGGTTTAATAATTCTGTAGACTTGGCTAGTGATCCCGTAGTCTGCAATAGTCTCTGCATGGCAGGACGAAGCTGATCATCTGTAATACCTGAGGCGCGAGATAACTGATCGATGAAAGTCTCAATGGCTTGAGTCTCGAAGGCTAGTCCTAGATTCTTTACAGACTGTGCTAGACGGCTTGCAGCGGCTTCATCTTCTACGAATGCCTTAACGGCTGCCTTGCTAAACTGAGTGATCTTCTGGATGCTGAACGCGGCGATAAGCGCCTTGCCTAGTTTCTTGACACTATCGTCTAGTTTACCGGTTGATCTTTCGGCATCGTCGAAGGCTTTCTTACCCTTGAACTCACCGATAATCGGGATGCGTAACTCAGCCATTAACTTACTCTCCCATTAAACTTAGCGGCAGCCTTTTCAAGCGCTTTGATAACGCCGACCTTGGCTCTACCTTCATCTTCTTTGTATGCCTTAAACATTGCGCGACCTGCCATCTTGCCTGAGCCTGCTAACTGGCCGGGCAGGCGTGGGGTAAATCTTCCATTGATACCAGACTTGCGACCAGCGGTCTCATAGATGGCACCGCCCGCAGTTTTATTGTGGATCGATACTGTCTGCACCCATCCTTGACGATTAGGCTTTGTCGGTGTCAATTTATAGCCAACGCCTCGACGAGCTGTGCCTGCATCGTACTTAGGGAATCCACCGCCCTCGCTACCGCCAACGAAGCCCGAAGGCATGTCACCATTAGACGGCATGAAGCCCCTAGCCTTTTTGACCAATGGCTTAAGGAATCCAACCATCTCATCGCGTGTTTCTTTATCGAGATCAGGTGAAAACTTCTTCATTGCTCTACGAAGTTCAGTTGCGCCTTTTAGCTCTGTAGGCATCGCTCTGCTCCTTCGCTCTATCTTTCAACGCTTTGAGAATCATCTGTAGCATCGTAGGGTCTAAATCAATTAAAGATTGTGGAGGGATAGCCGTCTCAATGCTCAAGCGAGCTATGAGGTAGTGGATGCTATCCCTGCCTAGGCCAAAGGGTCAGACTCTGCAACCTCGACACTCTTTAGAGTTTCGAGAAAGTCTGCGCCGAATGGCTTGACTGTGACTCCACTTAGTCGAAGGCCTTCCCATGCTAGCCAATAGACATCTGACTGCTTTTCATCATCGCGGAACGCTTTGTGAAATCCCTTTTTAGCATATAGCTCGAACGCGTATTCGAGGCGAGGGGTAATCTCGATCTCGGTTACTGTGTTATCCGCTAGTGTGACTATTAGTTTTGCCATGCTCTGCCCCTTTGTTTAGTTTCTTAGAATGTGCCTGTTGTGGCAACTGCTACTGTACCAGAGACGTTAAATGTAAGGCTCTGTGTACCGATATCACCGACTGCGCCGTTGATGTCTGTAGTGCCGTTGATAAGGCAGGTCATTGTGTAGAGAGGGTTAGTCGCTGATACTGCTGCAGCGCTATCCTGTAGAAGTACTACTGTGACGTTAGTTCCCCATGCGGCTTGCAAGGTAGCAAGTGTCTCGCCTGCGGCTGTGTCATTAAGGAAGTCGATAGTAACTGATGAAGCTTCAAGACCCTTGACGAACTTATGTCCGCCATCGCCCATTGCTGTTACTTCGAGTTCATCGAAAGTACGATTAAGTGTTACCGATGTAACGTGATCAGATAGGTCGACTGAGTTAACCTTCACGCCGACTTTGTTATTTAGAAATACAGCCATGAGATTATTCCTCTTCCTTCTTGATAGTTACTGGCTTTGGTGATGCTGGCTTAACCTGCCCGATCTTGATCAGGAAGGCTTCTTGCTCTTTTTCCCACTCGGACATAATTAACTCCAACTCGTTAGGACTGAGATATTGATATTGCAGGTAAGTAGATCACCTGAGACGGCACTTAGTACGGCCGGAGCCGATACCTCTGTGACATTATAGGTGTACGAGGATGCAGCGAGTAAATTAAATACTCGGACTACATTATCCTCGATCCCGTTTAGATTGCCTTCGTTATCTAGAAGGGGAACCATGACGGAAATAGTAAAGTTCGCTAGAGGCGAGATGGATGCGTGCCATCCGTTAGATGGTGAAATGTAAGGATCTGAAGGTGACACGATAACGCTGTTAGCGATAGGGGTAGCAGGTGGGAACGCGAAAACTGAATACTTAGTGTTATCGACTAAAGCTGCTGCAATCCCTGCGCGGAGTGTTGATATGGCGGCCATTAGCCCACCATCGATCTCGGATCGAGATAAGGTGCTAGAAGTCCACGTACACGGGCTAGAAGTGTATTGCCCATTCTATAAGGTGAAGGCTGATAGCCATCGATAGTAACTCCGCCAGATGATGGAGCCTGTCGAGATTGCCAGATGTCGATCGAAATCATTAGCGCGGCTTCTTGGATCGCTGGAATTGTTGAATAATCGGTATATGTCTCGACCGCGGCTATGCCATAAGGCTCGACTGTGTGACGTGGATTGTCGCTAGTGTGAGCTGTAGTTACGTTAAATGAACGAGTATCGACTTTTGTAATTGTCTTAGTCCCATTGTAGCGACTACCTGCACCTGAGATTGTTACAGATTGTCCGACGTAGAAATACTCGCGGATATCCTGATCAAAATAAAGTGTTCCTACTGTCCCCGTGTTGCCGTGAGCAATGATGTACTGCTGATTTTTCCATAGAAAGGGCAAGAGTACGTTATCTGCGGCGTCGCAGACTTGCTGCAAGACTGCATCAGTATAGAGAGTGCCAACGCCAAGGGCGGTGCGAAGCTCTGCAACTGTTGTCAATGCCATGCTCTTATCCTTTCTAAAGACTGGCCGGGTAGAAGGGCACTACCCGGCCAGCGACTTAGGGTGTTATCAGGTTAGGTTGAACCAGTTTGCGCCAGCCGCTAACTTAGTGGCAAGTGCTCCCTGACCGAATAGCAAGATATCTACTGTTCCGTCAGAGTTGATATTTGTGCGAAGTTGCTGACGTGCGCCCTCGTACCATGTGTAAGCATCTGGATTTACAACAGCCATTGAGTAATCTGCTGTACCGACTCCTCCAGAGCCCTTCATGTAGCGAGATACGCGAAGGTCAAGACCTGCAACGTTACCGCGAAGTGATGTAGGTGTAAGTGCACCACCTGCATTCTGTGGATTTGCAGCGATGTAGATTGGACGTCCGGCATCGTTGTAGCTCATGATGTTAGCCCATTGTTCTGGTGTAACGATCATGTTGCGAGCAAAACCAAGTGATGCTGAATATACTGCTGCTGCTGCGCTTGATACGTAGGATAGAAGTCCAGTCGCTGAGTTAGCCTGTGCTGTTGCGTTGAGTGTTCCTGCGCCTTGGACAGCGGTAGTTACAAATTCTTCAGTATCCTTAGCATAAGCGTATTCCATCTGGACAAGAAGCTCGTCAAGGAATGCAGGTGTTGAATTTGTTAGAAGTTCGAGGGTAGTGATTGCGCGACCCTTGAATGACTTCTTTGTGACTGTGATGTATGAGGCTTCAAGTTGTGACTCTGTTACTGCGCCATTCTCGTCGATTTGATCAACAAGAGGAACCTCAGTGATCTTAGGCAACTCAAAAGTTTTTCCAAATTCCGGCATTGTGCCACGGCTGATCGAATCGATAAACGGACGATCTGCGTTAGAAAGGAAGTTAAGTAGCTGTGTGCTTTGTGGTGTTGGGATGAATCCTGCACCTGTTGTCTGATCGTTGTCAGCAGCGCGGAGCCATTGACGTGAATCATCATCACCGAAGAGATTAGCCTTCAATGTGTTTTCAAGGTAGTTACGCTTTGTAACTTCGATGCGTGGTGTTGTGTACACCATTGCTTGAACAGTAGGACGAGCAGCTTCTACAGCCGCAGCCTCTACTGGTGTTGCTTCGACTGTTGTGTCTTCCACGACTGTCTCGCTTTCTGTAGGTAGGGGTTCTTCTACGGCTTCGGCTGTCGCTTCTTCCGCTGCGATCTCTAATACTTGAGCCGACTTAAAGGCTGGCTCAGTTACTAGAGAAACTTCTTTTAATTTAGCCGCTGTGACGACTGTGTGTCCGTCGCGTGATGGCTTTGATGAGATGATCTCTGCACCGATTGATAGGCCAGATACGAGGCCTTCGCTGGCCATGACGAGAGCGTCAGTACCGGCACTTGAGCGCGATAACTTGAAGGTCGCATAGATGCCGTCTTCTTTTGTTTCGCTAGCTGTCATGCGCCCGATTGGCTTCTTCATGTCATGCTGGCTGAATAATTTAATCTTGCTAACGTCTTCGATCTCAATAGATCCAGACTCAAAGGTGTAAGCGCCAAGATTAGTCTGACCTATTTCGCCCGTACCTAGTGGCACAATCTTGCCTGATATTTCGCGACGATCTTCGCTGCACTCGATAGAGGATGCTTCGATGTATAGAGTTTCCATTAGTCATCACTTCCGTTAGGTGTTAAATCTTCCATCTCCATGGCTTGCTCTGTGCTAATAAGTCCTAGGGATAACATCTTCTCAAGTACGAGAAGTCTTTCCATAGGCTCTACACGCAGGAAGGAAGCATCGAGATCGAATTTTACATAGTGCCCAGCCGTAGATATATCGTCCATGCTTAGGCGTGTTTCGATTGCAGAAATGTACGGCTGGAACGCTAAAGCTACGAGTTGCTTACGCTCATCGAGAATGTTCGAGTAAGTCATCGATGTATTTTGATCCGCTGAGAGATAATAACTTGGCACTCCGCATAGACGGCTAATTTCAGTCGCAAGATTCTGAATCGCTTCGTTGTACATCATGTCTTTAGGGCTAAATCCAACTGCCTCGTATTGCAGGGTAGAAGTTAAATAAGCGGTCGATCTATTTTGACGGGCTGCTTTCCATGCGGCTAGTAATCCCTGTACTTCGGCAGGTGGAAGATCAGCGCCAGAATTGCGGATGTAACCCGTAGCCATTGGAGTTCCAGCGGCTATTGCGGCGGCTTTCTGTACATCTATTGCGCTCTGAATTGTACGAGATCCTGTATTTAGAATGCCTTCATTGAACGCCTGAAATGTAACGAGTGATCCGAGTCCTGACATTGGCCGGGGTGATCCATCGACGTAGTATTGAGTAACAAAAGTGTTATGTATATCTAAATCGAAAGTAACGCGAGTGTTAGAGACCCACTCAAAGGACGCGCCTCGGCCGTCTTCAAGATAAACTTCGGTGATCTCTAGGAACGCTTGTCCGTAGAAAAGGAGGCTATCTACTAGCCATGAAAGAGTGACGAATTGAGGCTGTGACTTTGAGAGTTGATGCACCCAACGAGGCGCGGCAATCTCTTCGCCTGTAGCCTGCTTCTTATACTCAAGCGGAATAGTTCCGACTGTGCAAAGTAGATCCCGGCATCGCTTAAGAGCTGGAACGCTCATAGCGTCGCGTCGGGATATAACTGGGAACGTAAAATTGTAAATCGCGTTGATGCTATCGCCCATAATCTGCGGCGCACGTTGAGCCTCTACAATTTTTGGCTTACGATCGAATAGACCCATAGGTCGCAATTATACACTACATGTAGGTCATTCTGTGTATATACGCGCTACCTGTTGTGGCTTTAATAGCATTGAGACCACCATCGCTAAGCCGATTGGTGCAGAGATATCGCCAGCGCTCTTACGCTTTACGATTCGCCACGCTGAGTCATTGACTTTAGCGGCGCAGTTATTCATCTGTTTAATTAGCTCTTCTTGGCCGTTATGAACTACTCGACTGTTCACGAGTCCGTCTAGTAAGTCTGAGCATGCTTGATAAAACTGCTGGCCAGACACGTCTTGAATGATCTGGCCTGCATTGGCAAGACGCTCGGCAATTGATTGCGTTGCATACTTGTCATAACAGATCATCTTCGGCCGGTACTGATCAGCCCACGCTTTGATCTCGGCTGCAATCTTTAGATCATCGACCGAGACTTGCGACTCCCACGTCTGGAGGATACCGACTCCGATTCTTCCGTCACCCATAATCTGACCAGCAACGAGGCTTGCATTACGGCGAGATGGAGATACATCGAAGCCAAAGACTGTATAGCCACCGATCGGAATTTGGAGCGCGGAGTCGGAGGTTGCCTCAAGTACGCCATGAGGCCACGGACTTTGCAGAGAATCAATCCATTGGCATAGAAGCTCAGTTCTAGTGTCTTCGATCTTATTAGTAGCAACAGCTTCCTCAAGTGATTCCTCCGTTATCGTGTAGCCAAGCGCAGGGTTAGCCATTGCCCAGCCGTTGCGGTCTGTGATCTTGCTGTACTGCGGTGCGCTGTATTCATAGAATCCGAAAGACTTAGGAGGGGCAGATAAGGCTCGCTCTCTTAGCGTGTTAAGGGTCTCGGAGAAGGCGTCCCCGGCATTCGATGTCAGTAGCGTCTGCGCGTTAGGTCTTGCGCGAGTAGTAGGGATCGCGGCGGTGTATCCGTCCTTGCTAATCTCTCGGACTTCATCGATCCAGAGAAAGTCAGCGGTGCGACCACGAGATGAGTCTCGCGTATCGGATACGAGGTCAAGCGTTGCTCCGTTGAGTAGCTCTATTCGTTCTCCTCCGTTAGCGTATCTGATCGCCTTAGTGCCTGCCTTAAGGTGAGGTGCGTTCTCGATGATCCACGCGATCTCTCGAAAGGTCATGAGGGCTGTGGCTCGGTTGGAGGACATGATCAAGTGCTTATGCTCGCCTCCATAGAAGAGCCCCCAGATAACACGCATGCGTCCTAGATGAGACTTGCCGTTCTGGCGAGCCACTAGGACGAGTGAAGTCTTGCGAATGTACATCCCTTTAGCGTCAACTCGCATCATGTCATCAAGTAGCCAGCGTTGCCAGGGTAATAAAGGCGTGCCTAAATCCTCGGCCATCTTAGCAACCTCATCGGCTCTAGTTTTGCCCTTGAGAAGTGGGCTGTGAAGCCTTGCCTTGGTTGCCCCTCGCAGCGGCTGTTTACGAGCTCCCATCATTCACCATCGATCGGGATCGGTCGGGCAGAAAAGGGTGAGTCTGGCATCAGTCTGGACTGCATCGGGTACATATTGCCAGA